GGACGAAGCCGGTGAAGCTGGCATCGGTGTTCAGCAGCGAGGCGCGCCCGGAGGAGAGGCGGGCACGGAAGATGCGGTCATCGTCATGGCGCGCGGCGGCAGCGTCGGCCTGCAGCCCTGCCGTCAGCGCCGCGGCCGAACCGTCATTCGGCGAGACGCCAGAGGAGGCCATCCGCGCGCGTGCCGTGGCGATGGTGCGCGCGAGCTGCGCGGCGCGCGCGCGCTGCTCGGCCTGTTGCTGCACAACCAGCTGCTCCTGTCGCAGCCGTTCGGCGGATTGTGCCTGTTCGGCCTGGGCGCGCTGCATGGCGGCCTGGCTCGAGGCCTGGCGCGATTGCGCATAAAGGCCTGCGCCGGCACTCGCCAGCGTGGCAATGGAAGCGAGCGCGGCCATCAGTCGGTCATCCTCATCTCGGTGGTGACGCAGAGCAGGGTCATGGGCAGGGGCGTGTCGTCTTCGATGCGCCAGAGCGGGCCGAGCGCATCGCGCTTCCAACCCAGCGCGCGCAGCCGCACATCGCCGGTGAAGCGCATGGGCGATGCATCGAGCATTGGCGTGTCCAGTCTGCGGAAGGGCACCGGCTTCGTACCCCGCCCCAGATCGACGCCGAGGCTGGCCGTCTCCAGCAGCCGGAAGGTCACGCTGATGAGACGCAGGGGGGCCGCGCGCGCGCCTATGCCGCTGAGCATCTCCGCGGGCAAGGGCTCGACCACATGGCGGAAGCGCAGCCCGACCTGCACCGATGATGCGGGTTCGGCCAGCATGATGCGTGCGCTGCTGACCTGCTGGTCCTGCCTGGGTGAGGCATCGGCAAGGATGCCAACATCGCGCCCGTTCAGATGCGTAAGCCCCGTCCATTGCGTCTGCGGCGTGGGGCTGCTGCCGCTGAGTGCCGCATCGAGTGCCAGGCTCGCGTCGAAGCGTTCCAGCCGGTGCGTGCCGAAGCGCTCGACGGCGGCGTAGACTACGCCATCCAGCTCGGCCACGGCGCGAAAGGCGCCCTGCGTGTCCTGCGCCGTCCATGCGGTGACCTGCTCGGCGCGGAACAGCGTGAGAGTGGCCAGCGTGCCGTCCTGCATCACCGCATGCAGGTGCCGCGCGACCTGGTCATAGGCCAGCGCCACCGGCTCCTGCACGAGGTGCGAGGCGATCAGCGCGAGATCATTGGCCTGATAGGCCTGTTGCACATCGGTGTAGACGAATTCGTGCAGCGCGCGGCCGTTGCGCGCGGCGAAAATCGTGCTGCCATCGACATCGACGGGCGGCAGCATGCGCTTGACGGGGCTGCCCACGCGCGTCTGCCGCGTGATCTGGATGGAGGAGGGTGTCAGCGGATCGCCGCTGACCATCCACTCGCCGCCGGAGGTGAAGATCTGCAGATGCCGGCCGGAAAACACGCCGCGGATCGCGTTCACCTGGTCGGAGACGAGGCCGAAGGAAATTGCCTCGTCATCCAGGCCGGTGCCGGTGTTGAAATTGTACAGATCGCCGCTGCGCGAGAGGAAGATGCGGTTGGGCAGGTCGCGCGTGCCGCCGATCACCAGGCGGTCCTGATGGAAACACACACTGACTGGCCAGCCGCGCACGGAGGAGATGGCGCCTTCCTCCCAGTCGAAGGTGGCGCCGGTGCCGGGCAGCGTGTCGAGCACCAGTGCCGCGACCCGCTGCGGGTCGATCAATGCGGTGATGTTCACGCGCTTGCCCGCGACCAGCCAGCGCGCGCCGACATGCCCCGCCTGGAAGACCGGCGCGGAGGCAACGAGGTTGATGCTGCCTGTGGTGGCCGTCGGCGTGAGCGTGATCTCGGGTGCCGCGAAACGATGCGTCGGCACCTCGATCCAGGGCCAGAAGGAGAAGGCCCAGGCGGTGTGCGATGTGCGCGTCAGCCGCATCGGCGAGATGTCTGGGTGGCAGACCAGCAGCGTGTCGGCGCTTTGTGTCCAGGCCAGCTGCGGCAGGATCTCGGCCGTCCAGGGCGCACTGAGATCGGCGACCATGCTGTCTCCCAGGAAGACCTGCAAGCGGTTCGCGGTCATTGCCAGCAGGTAGGTCTGCTCGGTGTTGAATTCGAACGCGCACAGCCGCGCCGGGCCGGGCAAGGTGGTGATATGGCGCAGGCCCGGACGGCGCGAGAGGCCACCGGTGGGCTGGATGAAGACATTGCGCAGGCGCCGCGCGCCATTGCCATAGGCGCGCAGATCAGCGCGGCCGAGCAAGGCGGGCGAGAGCTCGCCCGCGGTGAAGCTGCTTTTCAGCATGCGTTGGCCGGACATTGTTCAGCCCCGCGCCGTGATCAGCGGAAAATCATGCAGCGCGCGCGGCGTGGCCTGTGCGCTGTCGGCGTGGCGTGCAGTGCGCAATTCACTTTCGGCCTGCTGGTAGAGGAGTTGCGCGCGCGATGTGGCTTCCGTCAGCGGGATGCAGAATTCAGCGGCCAGGCGGGCCACCAGCGCGGAGGCGAAGAAGGGCGGGAAGGCGCCTTCATCGGGGCGGAAGATGTAGGTCAGCGTCACCGCTTCGGCGTTGCAGTGCAGGCGGCCTTCGACGATGCGATAGGGCAGGCCCTGGCCGGTGCCGGGACCGCCGGCGGAAAGCGCGCGCAGGAAGCCCACGGGCAGCTGGAAGGCGGAGGCGAAATCCGCGACCGGGCGCGCGGCCAGGCGCGGCAGCGTCTCCTGCGCGGTGGCGAAGGACCAGGGATGGATCGACAGCAGCGCATCGCGGATCGGCGCGAAGAGATTGGCGCAGACCTCCGCTTCGGCGGTGCCGTCATCGAGCGAGGCGATGGGCTGCGCGCCGATCTTCAGAAGCGCGCGTGAGCACAGCGCGAGCGAGGTCGTGGCCATGGGATGCTCCGGTGATGTGCGGATGAAGAAAGGGCGCGGCACCCGATCGGGCGCCGCGCCGTTGTTGAGAGGCCGATTCACTGAACAGGCCTGTTCAGCCTGTTCAGATCGGACTCTGGCGCTATTCCTTGCAGCGCATGCGCACGGCGCCGGCCGCGTCGATCAGCGCGGCACCCTGGCTCATCATGGAATTGACGAACCACGCGGCGCGATCGCCATGCCAGGTCACATCCGTCATCACCTCGGAGGCGGCCGCGTGGCCCACCGCCGTGCGATGATAGAAGTAGCAGTAGCGAAGCGCGCCGGTCTTGGTCAGGCCGGAATGCGGCATCCACAGCGCGCCAAGCCAACGCTTGGCCTGGGTGCCGCCCTTCCAGGGCAGCTCGTCGGGACCCGCGAAGTTGGAGTTGGCGAATTCCTGGATGGCCAGCAATTCGCTCCACTGCTTCCAGCCCACGACCGCGACGCGATTGCCGTCATCAGGCACATCGGCGGTGCCGAGCATCTCGAAGGCGCGCAGCACCTTGTTGCGCGTGAGACCATCATTGTCGGTCTCGCCCACATTGGTGCCGATCGCCTCGTTGGTGCTGCCATCCAGCGCTGCGATGATCAGCTCATCGGTCTTGCGACCCAGCGCATAGGCGCCGGCATTCGTCACCACCGCACGCTCATCGATGTTGACCTTCAGTTCGTCGAACTTGTCGATCCAATCGCCCGCATAATGGTCCTGCAGGAAGCACTCCACATTGGTGTGATTGATGTTCATCAGCGGCACGATGCCGTTGCGCGCCTTGCTGGCGGCCGTGCCGGCACCAACCCGCTGGAACACGGTGGAGGCACCCTTCACACCGGTCTTGCTGCGCACCGTCGCGCGCAGCTTGCTGCCCTGGCGCTGGTAAGCCTCATGCACCTCGGCGGCGTATTGCTTGATGAAAGCCTGGTCGATGGAGGCGGACATGCCTGTCTCCTTGATGTGCGTTGATGGGAGAGCAGCGCGCGCGCGGTTGCCCTGCGGGCCGCAACACGCACCAGGCCCGCGCGCCGACCAGCGGTTGTGCGCAGGCAATGCGAAGCGCCCGCCGGTCGCCGGGGAGGCATCAGCGACCAGCGGGCGCAGGGGCGAGCACATGCGGCTCCAGCCCCGCCCGACGCGCCGCCTATGGCGCGGCGCGTCGTGGTTTGGATGGCGTAGGTGGTTCTTGGAGTGGGGCTTT